CATATCGATAGAATTTGAAGGATTAGAAGACGTGCTGAACGTCCAGATCAAACCAGAAGAAATGAAAGGAAACATAACATGAAATATCAACCCGGCCTTTTTTTGAATGAAAAGTATTTTATAAACAATCAGGTATTCAGTAGAGAACTCACAGAAAACGAACGCTGGTACCAGGGAGCAGAAGACCGCCTGGAGTATTTCTTCAAGCATGAATATAACACCTTCGAGCGGGGCGGATTTAAAAGTCCATACACACTGATCGAACAACAAACGAAGTTCTGGCGTGCAGTAAGCGGCGACGTTCCACGCATTCACAGCGGACTCCCCGCACTTGCGACGCAGGGAATGGTGGCATTGATTGCAGGCCCAGGGTTCCAATACAGCATCGACGGCGACAAAAAAGAAGGTTCAGAAGAAGAACCAGACAAAGAACGCCTGGATGAGATCCTGGATGAAAACGACTTCCAAGCATTACAGGAGCACGCAATAGCGACAGCGTCCTGGGCAGGATATACAGCATTTAAAATTAGTCACGACAGAGAGATATCAGAAAACCCGATCCTTGAAATCGTGAACCCAAAAAACATCGAAGTCACAAAGACACGAAACCGGATCACACAAGTCATATTTAAAACCAGAGAAAACATCGACGGAAACCATAAGACGGTCAGAGAGATCCAGGAAATATACAAAATTGAAAATAAAAGCCTGGTAGTGGAATACAAAGCATTTTTATACGAAGAAAACAAAGAGCCACAACCCACAGACCTACCAGAAGAATATAACGAATTAGACAAACCTGCAATAGATTTTATACCATGCGTCCTGGTAAACAACACGGCGAGAAATTCACGGTTCCCAGGGTCCCCATTCGGGCAAAGCGACTACACAGCAAGTCAGGGATTATTTCACATGTTGGATGACCTGATCAGCCAGACAGAACTCGAAATAGCCAACGCCCAAGCCATGAAGTTTGTAAACGAGAAGATCATCGCAAAAGATCCAGAAGGAAAAACCCGAAAATTTGATCCAAACGAAACAACCCACACAGTAAGCAGCAGAGAGATGGAAGATGATCAATTCGATTTAAAACGATTTGTAAGCATTTTGCAATCAGACATCAGGGTCGAGAAGTACGAACGCACCATACACGACACATACGCCAGAGCACTCACAAACATGGGGCTATCGCCAATCACAGTAGGGCTCCCTGGATTTGACGCAGTAAACTCAAGTGACAAGTCCCAGAGAGAAAGAGAAAAAGCCAGCCTACGAACCAGAAAGAGAAAACTCCGAATCTGGAAGCAGGCCCAGGAAGAATTATTCAAGAAGATCCTGAAGTACGATGACTACATGAAAGGCAACGCAGCCAGAGATTATGCCATCAGCGTAGAGTTTAACGATTACGCAGTACCAACACTCGACGACCAGATCGAAACGATCACAAAAGCCGTCCAGGGCAGAGTCATGCCGGTAGAAGAAGCGGTCGAAAAATTATATCCAGACAAATCAGACGAAGAAAAGAACGCAATGATCGTGAAAATTAAGATCGAGCACGGGATCCCGCTGGTCCAGGATGAGATAGACAATGCAACGGCTGCAGGACAAGAATAGGAAATACAAACGCTGGCGACATTCCCCGAAAGAAAAACTGCACCTTCAGAACCAGGGGCTACAGCACGTCCTGTCAAGCAACGTATCAGCGATAGGACGAGTCGATGAAGACTTGATCGTCAGGTTTCATAACGGGAGCCTTTACAGATACCCAGGCAGCGGCTGGATGATGGAAGACATGCTCAACAGCAACAGTAAAGGCGAATTCGTATGGGACAATTTAAGGGGCAGGATAAGGGGCGTACACAAGGTGCCATACGAGAAGATCGGGAAGGTTCCACTACCCCAGGACCTGCAGATGACAGATGAAGAAATATTCGCAGACATGGACAAACGATACATTGAGAACTTAACAGGAAGCATAACCGCAGTGATCGCAGAAGAAATGGTTTTCAATCACAAACTCGGAGTCATGATGGATAAGATAGACATAGGCGGGGTCACAGTATACCGGCCGATTGTATAGGGCGACGCCACCATACGGCGGAATACAACAAAGGAGCAATAAATCATGCCAGAACCAACAGCAACACCAGTAGTGCCTACGGTAGGTCCTACACCTGCAGCAACGCCACCGGCCCCAAAAGCGGACCCAGCCCCTGCAGATCCAAAACCGGAAAAAACGTTGACTCAAGAAGAAGTCAGCAAGATCGTGGTGGCACGAGTAGAGAGAGAAAGAGAAACGATCGCTAAAGCATTCGGGCTTCAAGTTTTCAGTAAAGAAGCAATCGACGCAATAGCGAAAGAGTACCCAACACTCAAAACCACAGCAGAAACCGCAGCCAACAAAGAAGCGGAACTCACGCAGGAATTATCAAAGCGTGACAAAATCATTCTGGGATACGAGAACGGAATCAACCGAGATAAAATCGACGAAGCCGTGACCCTTGCCGAAATGCGAATGCAGAAGGATAACAAACTGACGCTTGACGCCGCATTAAAAGCAGTCATCACAGAATACCCTACGCTGGGAGCACCAAAAGGCAAAGCGGGAATGAAACCAGGCGATCACACCACACCGCCAGAAAATCCATACATCACACCGGCCCTGTTGAAAAAGTACCCACACTTGAACAAGGGCACAAACCAAAAATAAGGAGTAACAAATCATGGCAATCAACGCAAACGCAACGGCAATCACAGCCAACCTTAATGCAGACGATCTCGCATTAAATTACATTTATCCGACTCTTGAGTCAGTAGGAGTCCTGATCCCAGGAGTTACGATCAACCCAGAAGTCAGCGTGGAAGTAGGAGCAGCGTCAGCATACTACTACAAGAATGATGACCCAGTCGTGACAGATGGTGCAGCAGGCCGTCAATTGAGCACCAACACCGCAGGAAACTACCGCAAGGACATCCTGCTCAACAAATCCCTTCAAGTGGATGAACTGATCCCACACGCCGGATCACACGCAATCAGCGTGGACATTGTCGGCGACGTTCTCGTGAAGGCAGCAATCAAGGCAGCCAACGCATGGGGCAAAAAAGGATTAATCGAAATCCTTAACAACGCCACAGCAGTGACAGGTACCGCAAGTACCAAGTCAACGATTTATGGCAACATCATCGACGCCATAACTGCATTTGACACAGCAAACCCAGAAAGAGCAACCGGGGCAAACTACGTCATCGTAACCCCAGCGGTTCTCGGTTTACTCCGCAAGTCCGATGAGTTCATCAGCAACACAGTAACCGGCGGCATTTTGATGGACGGAATCGTCGGTCATGTTGGCGGACTTACCGTGCTTTTATCGAAGCAACTCCCAACGATCGTACACGGTGACCTTTCAAATTACCAAGCACTCGCAGGCGTGGAATTTGTAGTAGGAGCAGCCGATGCATTCATCGCACCTACAGGGTTCAAGAATTTTAGAACGATCGAATCAGAGCACTACTTCGGTGTGAAGATCCAAGCAGAAATCGTGTATGGCTTCGACGTAGCAGACGCAAACCGTCTCTTCTTCAGAGCAGTCACAGCGACACCACAGGCGTAATTGACCGATGGCTATCTACCGACATGTTAGCGGAGTGATCAAGGAAGTCCCTGACAATTCCGCAATAGGCGATTTATACGATAAGTCACCGTCATGGAAGAAGATCGAGCCAGAAGACAAAGACACCAAAACCGGAATATACTCGACAATGTCAACAGCCGACCTTCGAACGCTTGCAGCCCAACGCCTAATTGAAGTGGACAAACACCACACAAAGGATGAGATCATCGATCGCCTGGAAGCAAAAGACGGGACAACGGCACAATTAAAAGTCGTATTCATGGACAATTTAATAAACGAATGACAAACCGATGGGGTGGGTTCAAAGCCCGCCCCTAACCATTAAAGGAGCATAAGCATGAAAAAAATAATCATCATATTGTTTTTATTTGCAGCGATCATAAGCCTGGCAGCATGCACGCAAGAAGAACCGCTGCCCGATTTCAGAGATAGAATGGAAGCCATCGAAGAACCGATTAAAAGCATAGACGGGGTCTGGATGTCACACCAATACATCATCAACGAAAAAGAAACGCTTTTCTTTGCACCCGACTCATTCAGAAAAAACGGAAACACATACGTCAACCTGGAAAAAAAAGGCTACTATTTGAAGACAACAAACTTCATAGGGATGGCAACCTGGGAAAGGGTAAGCAACGAGTACGTGGAAGCAATATTCACAGAAGGAGCATAAGCCATGCAAACATACGCACCAGCAGATCTCAACGGATCAGAATCAGTTTATAACCAAGCCCTACACCTTCCCATACCGACGATCCAATTCGTACTGACGGAAACAGGCCTGGACCTAACAGACGCAGCAGGCGGCGAAACAAAAGCCAATGCTCTGCTCCGATTTTTCAGTGTGACCATGATGGACGCCATCAAAGAAAACCTGATCCAAGAAACAAAACAAAAAATCGAATACCTGATCGCAAAGACGCCACGATACCGTAGAGAGTTTATAAGCCTGGTCGCAACGGCCGTGTTTACAACGCACCTGGCTGGCCTTGATGTTTTCAATCCAACAGGCGACATTTTAGATAAGGTGTCATCAGTTACCAGAGCCAGAGCAAAAGCCAGCGACCTGACCACACAACGCTGGGCCTTCACATTGCTGCAAGAAGACATACGGAGTGATTATTAATGCGCACATTTTTTGAAGGCAAAACCAAGTACCCAGAAGAAGGCATGTGGCTGGAGTACAACAAGAAACAAAACGTAGGCGATCAAGAAACACATGAAGGAGCGGTACCCTTCAATTTTTCATATATCACGAACCGACAAGAACGAGTCCTGAAGGATCGGGGCTTCACGAGAGAAGAAAACCAGATCATCATTGTGACCAATGTGGAATTGCCTTTCAAGTGGAAAGACAAGGTCAAAATAGGAACAAAGACCTGGAAGATTGTAGCGGTCAACAAAGCACCAAAAGAAAATTACAACGCTAAAATATTATTCCCAGGCGGGGAGTATTTCGAGAGAGTGATCACACTTGAATAGAAACATAGAAGTCAACCCAAACAAAATCAAAATACACGGCCACATAAAAGAGATGGCCCTGATGTTCATGAGAAACCAGGCACCACACAGATCCGGCGACATGAAGGCTTCAATGGAAGCCAACGACGTCCCAGAAGGAATAGAGATCACAGTAGGGATCTACTACTTCCCATACACGGAACTCGAATGGATCAGCCCAAGATGGCGGGGACGCAAGAACCCGAATGAAAGATGGTTCGGAATGGGCACCGGGTATCTTGCAAAATACCTGGCCCAAAGATTAGGTGGTACAGTAAGATGAGCCAATACATAGACATCAATAACATAGCAAAAACCATCCAGGACAGATTAAACATCCTGGCTGATGAATTATACACAGAAGAACAAGTCCCGAAGAAAGTCACTTTTTATATCACGGCCAACCATTATGAATACGACAGATTGATAGAAGACGACTTCAACGGCACGTCGATCCCCGCAACAATCGGTCTGATCAGAAGAACCGGAACAACCATGAATGAAGACTTCAAATCCGGGACTTTTGTCGAGTCATACACGATTGACATTTATGGATTTAAAGCAGACGACAAAACGCTGGAAGTTATATTCGACGCTTACAATTACAACGAGAACGCCAACAATTATGAGCACATGGAAGGATGGGCAGTTTTCAAACAAACAGAGCGTGCCATGTTCCAGGGGACCACAGAATCAAAAGACGGCGAAGACAGAGAGCGGATAGAATACGCCTTCGCATTTGTCTGGACGTTCGTCCTGGGCGGAGTTTTAGCAGACGAAACGACGATAAAGATCGGCAACGATTACATCGATTTTTTATCGATTGACCTGCAGAGCGACAAGGCACTGATCAGCAACCTGAACACCACAAAATCAACACCTGCAGCAATGACAGGGACAAGGCTGATCATTACCATACCAGCACAAGTAACAACCGCAAATCAGGCATTATTTACAGCCATGATCGGGAAATCATACAACCAAAAATTCACACTCGAATGGAAGATCGGAACATTTCATACACACACAAAAGACTACTACCTACGGGGCGGCGGAGCACGATACGAGAAACGCCAGATGATAGGATATGAAGTGATATTCGAAGAAGCACTACCACGCACATCATGGAGCATTGATGGCCAGCCTATTTTGATAAAGGAAGTCACGTTCCAGAGAGATAACACAACAGAACCAAAAATGAATGAAAACAATGAAATCAACGAAGCAGGTGTCGCAACGACCTGGGCATTTCAAATGACCCTGGTGTACGACGAAACGCCAATAGCAAAAGAACTCCTGGGCCAGGTTTTAGATGAAGTGTATGACACACCCCATACGATCCAAATAAACGTACCAGGAATGTCGGCCAGAGTTTACAACGCCACAATCAAGCAAGGGACATACACTGAAGGGGAAAACGGAGCGATCACATTTGACCTTCTGATGGTCGGAAGGGCGGTCATATAATGGCAGCATTACAACAAGAATATAAAATCATTATCACGGACCAAACAAAGGACAATGTAGCCGGCAGAGCCAACGCAGCGGGCGTAGAACAAGCCAAACCAAGAACAAAGACACCAGGAGCCCCAGAAGCAAGAAAACCCGTCAGAAACGATTTAAAAGCCCTATCTGGCGTCATTGCAGTTTATGGGGTAGCACGCCAGGCAGCACAGATATATGTGCAAACGGTATCAAACAGAGCGACCATAGAAGGAAACAACCTGAAGGCAGCCAGACTGCAAAACAATTTTAATAACGCCAGCAGGAATGTGGCGTTCGGACTTGCAGCAGCATACAGCCTGGCAACCATGAACCCGGTCGCAATAATCGGCACCATAGCGGCCCTGGGAAAGCGTGTGTACGATTTGGAATTACAGACCAACAAATACACCGCCCAAGTAAGAAACGAAATCCACAGAAGCCAGTACGCCAGAGAGCGACTGATTAGGAACATAAGTGAGGTAAGATGATGGTAAAAATCTGGATCAACGGGACAGAATATGACCTGACAAATTACGTAGACAAAGCGTCCATTATTTATTCGGACACAAAAGACGAGTCGCTGGCCAGCGGCCAATTTGTCATACCATTTATCCAGGAAAACATACTCCCCGAAATTCCCAGACTTACAGCAGCCATGATTGACATAGGCGAGCCTTACTTCTGGCTTGTCATGGAAGTGGAAAAACAAATGATCAGACGCCCTGACGTTTTCAAGTACACAGTCAAGGTCATAGAACCAACAAAGATCCTGGAATTAAGAACGATACCAGATCAAACGATCACGCAACCAAAAGGCGACATATCAAGCCTGGTCGCAAGTTTTAATAAACTTACAGGAAAAGAAGAATTCAACCTGAATGTAGTACCAGGGGATGACAAAAGACTCCCCGCAGGGTATGAAACAGAAGGCGTCAAATTAGCAAAAAGCACAGAACCAGCAACAGTCCTGTCTTTTACTGCAGTCGGGGTTTCAAATGATACGAACGTGGTAGAAGGCATGCAGATGAAAACCGCTGGGAAACAATACACAGTCAGGGTCGATTTTACAATTTATAACTTCTTACATTACATATCGTCAACATTGAACGGCGACGTTGACGTCACGGTAAATGTCAAGGTAGGAAGCACAGTCAAAGCGACCGGAACTTTTAGAGTGCCACGAGCAACAACAAAAAATATGTTCTTTCAAAGTTACTTGATAGTAACACCAGGAAGCACACGTCGACAGTTAAGTTTTACACATACAGGATCAGGCACAGTAACGGTAGAGATGAGAAACACAAGCAACGTCTCATCAACATGGGCGGTCCTGACAAACGTCGAGATTTACACGGAATCAGAAAGCATATACCAGGGAAAAATTATGCTTGATGCAGTCGCAGATAAAGTCCTGAAGACAATGAAAGTTATCCCCGAAGGAAGCACAGAAGAACAAGAATTTATCCTGGATACATCAACCAGAGCAAGAATTAAAACCATACCATCCCCAGAGTTTACATTCACAAAATATACAGGATGGGACGCATTATATGAGATAGCGAGTTATGCAAAAGCAATCCCATACATTGGCGAAGGAACAACAATCCAGGAGCCGCTAACTGAAGGCGAGAGTACACCACCGACCAGAGCAGCAACACAGATGGACTACTTATTACAAACGATCGTGTACGGCCCAGATGGAAGCCAATGGCGAGCAATTATAACAGTTCCAGCATATGGTGGATGGATCGTTATACCAGATATCCCAGAGCCGAACTTCATCCCCCCTTGCGAAGAACAACCATACCCAACAAGTCCAGCACCAGTAGGATCCCAATGCTTCGGATTAGATCTTAATTTTAATAAAACATATTATGAAGTAGAAGTAGAAGGATACCCAGCAGAATACGGGTGGGGGTTCGTTCCAGGACAAACAAAAACAACAGAAGTCGGAAATTTCAAAGTGGTCCATTTTACATTTTTTGATGATCACAAAGAAGAAGCCCCATTCGAGTGGGATCAATACAAACGGGAAGCATTACTCGAACAATTCAATAGCGAACTCGAACTGAATGCAGATAACGTAGTCAGAGAAGAATCAGAGAAGTATATCAAACGAGAACCACACAACGGCGGCTGGTTGAGCGTCAGACTTGCAGGCGGCGGGTATGGACAGATCACACAAGAAAACGCTGCTGTGAGCCTTTCACAAAACATATACAGAGTGTGGAAATTAACGGTCAAAGGCGTACCATTTGAAATGAAAAGAACCAGCGATGACAGCGTGGTCAATTTTGCAGCAAGCCAAGCATGGGACATAACCAACCACGTGGTCGAAAAAACAAAGTATAATGCGTTGATTAACACAGCGTCATACAACAGCAGATCCGCAGCATTAAACAAAGGAAATACGGTCTACTTCACGACAGGTAACAAAGACATAGAAGGCCTGGGGTACAATGACACATTAAAACCACCAGCATGGAATACAGCAGATCCAGGAAACCTGGCAATTGTGGAAGCAATCCTGTGCACGGCCCAAGCCGCAAACCCAGATAAATACTTCACACAAAACTACTACATAAACCCAAGCATTCATTCAATGCAATTCATAGTCGACTACTTACCATACAGCCAATTAAGAACAAGCATATCCAGAAGCGATTATGAAGACCTGCCAAAGGCGGTCCGATATTTTAATGAATCAGCCAGGGTCAATGACGCAAAACTTCTGGGCGAGTACGCCAGACATCATGCAAACCGGATGGGGAATGAGTCCGAGATTTACAGGGGTATAGCAAAAGACGCATCAGAAGTACCAAAGATCAACACAACCAAAGATGGAAAGCACCTGGTCAACCTGACAGTATCATCCAAAGGAGCAGCGGTGGAATTCTTCCTGACGTTCACAAAATACGCACTGATTAATGCATACAAAGGAACTCCATCAGCATACCGCCAATTTGAAGTACCAGATACAGACACAGTCAAACGGACAGATAAGTACACAGAGATCATCACGGTAGGAAAAACAACACAACCTGTGATAGATAGCATTTATACCGGAGCCGGGTACGATTACAACGGACTGCCGCTGATCCTTCTGAACTTCAGAATAGCCCCACCATTTGCACCGGCAGGATTACCAGTCAGAGCAGCACAAGTAGAGATTGACATCAACGGCGACGGAAACTACACCAAGAATTTATTAATGCCGGTAGACGTGATGGCAACAGGAAACACACTCAACATGATCGTCCAGATGGCGACGAATTACGCAGCCGGAGCAAAGGTGGTCGAAACAGTAGAAAATGGAAACACGATCAGACGCCAGGAAGAAGTCCGGTATACGGACGAATTCGGAAACATGAAAAAGATGAGAGTCACAATGATCGCAAATTATGCACCAAGCCTGACCATTTCAGAAAGCCGAGAACTTCCAGACAGCACGGTCGACCTTTCAGGATCCCTGTACACAAGTAGGGTAGCATACGAAGTCAACAAGGACGCCAGAGAGATCATAGCATTTAATCAAGAATTAATATTCCACGCAGTAAGCAGCGACATAAAGATTTATAGCGGGTTTGCTAAATATTGCGGTATGTCAACCAGACCAACAGCAGTCAAGCCGGTGCTCTTTCAAAAGGGATACTTCCCAGAAAACGACAGCCTGGACTTAACAAGGATCATTCAGTTACAACCAGGAACATATGGAATGTCATCAGGCGGGCTTTCAAACAGCACATGGATAAAATCGCCGATAGGACAGTACGAAGGATATGCTATAATTGAAGAAAGCACATACGAGCCCATATACGCAGTCAGAACAAGTAACATGGACTCGATAGATGGAACCACAAACAAAACATATAGCATTTACATAGGAGCGAAAAGGAAGTGAAAATAAAAGATGATTAGAAACCCGATCCAATTTATAATCAGCGGCAGCGGGACGTACCTGGACACACAGCGTGGAGCAATCAAAGCGATGAGCAACAACATATCGGTGGTCCAGATCATAGCCCCATACCCGATCACGACAGTGGTCAAAGTGAACTACCTGATATACGACATATTAAATGAACCAATATCAGATTATATGCCACCAAAGGTCGGAAGCAAAGGCAAGGATGTGCTGCCACCAGAACACCCGCTGTACCAACAGATCGCAGAGTGGGATGTGTGGGAAGTTCCGGTGGGACAAAGGGCCCTGGCGAGAATAGGAAAGTACAGGGCAGGAAGGGTCGGGGTTTCGTTTACATTTAAAACGAGATACCAACCAGAAGGGGCTGTGACGCTGAAGGGAATGATAGGAAGGAATAACGACCTACCAGCAGCAGGAACGGCCATAGGCGATTATTACATATGCGACCGTTACAATTACACATCAGCAGTTCTGGGCGAGAAGATCACAAAGAACGATGTGATCATATGGGACGGAACCACATGGAAAAAGCCGCCACAAGAATCACTGATCAACCAGACAGAAACAATCCCGCTGGCAGTAGACCCAACGGTACACGATGAAATGCCCCCAGACATCACAGAAGAAGAAGCCCTGGAAGAATTACTCGTAGCATTAATGGCGGATGTCAACACGGCCATAAATTACATGATGGCAGGATTAGGCGTCGAGATTTCAGAAGGAACACCAGAATCAGGAAACACAGAGCCATACAACCAGGACGTGGTAGTGTGGATCAAAAAAATAAATTAAAAGGAGCATAAGCCATGAATTACAGAAGCATGAGCAAGGAAGAATTAATCAAGGAATGTGAAAACAACGTCCACCTGGCACAAGCGGTGGAAGCCAAAGACAAAGAGATCTCGGATTTGAAAGCCAGAGAAAAATCTCAAATTGAAGCAGTGAAAGAAAAACTGCAAAAAGAGATCGATACGTTGCTTTTAGAAAAAGAAAACGAGATCGAACGCAGAGTCACAGAAATCAAAACAGAGATGAAAAAGACAGAAGAAAAAGACAAGAAGGATATCGAAGTATTGATGAAGGTAAGGGACCGCAGAATTGAAGAATTGAACAAATTATTATACGCACACGGCGACTTATTGAAGACGCTAGAATCCACAATAAACACACACCTGACGTTGAACGGCTACATCGTCCAGGAAATCCAAAAATAAGGAGTGAAATAAAATGCCAAGAAATGTAGAAGTAAGAGAACGGGTAACGGGATCATTCGGTCATGCCGACAGTTTGCTGTACCCAAAAACAACCAAAAGTATGGTCGTGGGTCTACTTGACGCCAGCGGCAAGATCGCACCTGACCTAATCCCAGATTGGCTATTAGGAACCAGAAGATACTTAATGACATGGCTGTCTCCGTCAGCGTTTAATACAGCCGGAGCATTAACGGACGCACTGATTGATTTTGAAAACATTATAAACGATGGGGCATGGGATGCAACAATTCAAGCAATGGCAAGGGGTATGTATATTGTTATTGGAGCGGCAATGACGCTCACGGTATCAACCGGGCATACTATTTATAGTGCAGATGATGGCGTATTAACAGTTAGTGCAGGCGGGACGATCACATTAGAAATTAATGATTACCTTGTGATTGAAAATATAAGCGGTGGATCAGGTTTCAGTACAGCAACAACGGTCCAATGGTCGGTAATCAATAATACGCACGGATTAGCAACCACATCCGTGTCAGGGTTGATGTCAAGCACAGACAAAACAAAACTCGATGGAATCGCAGCAGGAGCAAATAACTACTCCCACCCAGCATACACAGCGAGATCAATAGATACAGACGGGATCGAAGTTCTGGACACTTTCACATCCGACGCAACAGGTCACGTCACAGGAGTAGCAAAGAGATCACTCCCAGCAGCAACAGGATCCACGCCAGGGGTTATGTCAGCAGTTGATAAGTCCAAACTTGATGGAATCGAACTCAACGCCAACAATTACACACACCCAACAGGTGGAGCAAACACAACACTGACGCTTGCAACAAACGAAACAATCGCAGGCTTGACAGTGAACTCACTCGGCCATGTGACAGCAGCAACAAAACAAACGATCAGAACCGGAACAACATCACAAACAGGTATCCTGCAACTTGCTACCGGAACAGAACTGACCACATCGTTATCAACAACAAAAGCACTGACACCAACCGCAGTCAAAACAATGATCGATTACTTCGCAGGAATGATCAGATACGCAAACCTTACAGCAGCCAACGCAGCAACACACAATGACGGTGCAATCGTACTCGTAACCGTAGCGTAAGGGGGTGGCTTAAATGGCTACCTTTAACGTTGAGATCAGACAAAGGGTCAGCGGATTATTCGCAGACATAGTGTACCCAAAAGCAAATTGGAACAACATTGACAACAAGCCTGCAACGTATCCTCCTACTGCACATTATCACAATGAAATGATATATTATGTTGCGGGTAACACGTCTGGAACAGCAGGAACTTGGACAGGCACAATTAGTGGTTTGGCAGCATATTACGATGGTTTGACTATTAGATTTAGAATTGGTATTGCAGGAGCCTCTACTACAACCTTGAACATCAATGGTCTTGGTGCGGTAACCGTTCAAAGATATGTAGGCTCATCAAATATCACAACTCACTTCCCTGTGAATGCTGTTATTACTATGACAAAAGTTGGCTCATCTTGGGTTGTTCAAGATTGGTTTGATTCAACCGATGACTACGGCATGAGATGGATTAACTCAACTATAGCAGGCGCTGAGGTTACTAGATATAAAATTATCATGGAAGGTCCTGACAGAAAATTCTATCCACTAACTATTGGTAATACTCAGGCAACAAGCAAAACGGTATCCACTCAAGATTTTTTGCTAAATGGTTTAATTTTGCAACAAGGTTATGACGCAACATATGCTGCTAATGGGCAACTGCCTTCTTATGGTCTATGGTCGCAAAGATATTTTACAACTACAGATTGGACATTTAATCAAGTGTCTGGTTGGACAGCGTATTATCCTGTTTATTTAAAAGGAACTATTCAGAGTAATGACACATTCAGATTAGACAACACCACAACAACTTCATGGCTAACTCAAACCTTACCAACTACTGATGATGGTTTTGTGTATATCAAACTTGGTTACATGAATAACACAACAACCGCATTTACTTTGACTATTGACCATCCCATCTATCACTACAAAAACGGTGCATTAAGAGAGTATATTTCAGGTCATCAGCATGTTGTTGCAGATATCACCGATTTCCCTTCAAGTTTACCTGCAAGTGATGTGTATGCTTGGGCTAAAGAGGCTTCAAAGCCATCGTATAATGCGAATGAAATCGGTGGACTCGGTGCATCATATCGTTGGTTGACTGACTCATACATCTCAACATGGAACGCTAAACAAGATGCACTTGGATTCACGGCTGTTCCAAACACGAGAACAATCAATGCGAAACCGTTGAATGCTGATGTCACAATAACAGCATCCGATATTGGAGCAGTTCCTAATTCACAAACAGCGAATCGTGCCTTGATTGTTGATGGACTTGGTTCTGTTATAACCGAAACATATGCTAATTTCAAATCGTTACTTGCAATTACAAAAACAGATGTTGCCTTGAATAATTTGACAAATGATACTCAAATGAAAAAGATTGCATCATCTACAAATGGTAAAGTTCCAACATGGAACGGAACTACTGGTGATGTGTTAAATGATGGATATAGCGTATCTGATAGCGTATCAAATGAAGCACTTGCTGCTAACGCAAACTTGGTTACTGAACGTGACGTTTATTATGGATTGTGTCTATTTAATGGTTCCGCTCAAAGTAGAGCAAATATCATATACGCACCAACAGGTGCAGGAACAGCAAGACAAAAACTCATTTCAGCGGGTTCTGGTGCTCCAGTATGGGAAACTAATCCACTTTATTACACACTTGCATCAGACCAATCTGCATCAATAACAACTTTGGCAGATGCAACAGGTATGACAACTGCTTCATTGCCTATAGGAACGTATAAGATTAAACTTATAGCATCTTATAGAACGGCTGCAACTACTACTGGTATTAAAGTTGGTGCTTACTTATCGGCAGGTGCAGGTAACGTCAGAGGTCTTTGGACAGGACAGATTTCATCAGCGACAGTAGCGACTAACCTTACACAGTCATTCTATACTATTGGTTCGTCAGATGCAGCAGGTTCTAATATTTTGACAACTGGTGTGTCTTCTACATCTGTTGACCACTTTATTGGATTTGAAGCAATATTACGTGTTACAACGGCTGCTACTATGAGAATCCAAATTGCAAGTGAAGTTACAGGCTCTTCTGCAACGCTTAAAGCAGGTTCAACACTTGTTGTTGAAAGAATAGAATAGGAGTGAAAAACCATGACAAAAGAACAACACGACGCATGGCACGAAATACAAGACATAAAGCAATGGCTGTCAGATAACGATTACAGAGTGAACAAGTATGTGGTAGGGGAGTATACCGATACATCCCCTGCCTGGCTTGATTACAAGGCAGAGAGAGCAGCAAAGATCGCCAGACTCAACGAACTCGAAACATTGCTAAATTAAGAAGGAGCGAAGCATGAAAACAACATCAATAACCAAAGCACCAGTAGGATCCGTGAAGGCCATCATTGAACCAGGCACAGAAGGCTACCAAGAAATTATGGATCTGAAGGTCAGATGGCAAGGGGAAGAAAAGACCCTGGGCCAATTGATCGCAGACGTCCTGGAAGCAAGAAAAGCGATCGAAGCAGTAGCAAACCAAACCCACGCATTCAAATCAGGCCTTCAGGCATGGCTTGAGAAGAATGGATACCAAGTGACCGGGGAAACATTAGAAAGCCTTGTAAACGACGTCAAGGCCCTTCAGGTGCTCAATCCGAAGCACAGACACTCGGTCGCCATCATGCGAAACGGATACATCAACGAAGTGATCGACATAAGCATGGAGCAGATCCTGCGTAACCAGGTCGCACCAGAAGATGTGAACAAAGGCTACTACAGGGTAGAAAACGGACAGATCGTCCTGGACGCAAGACGCCGGGAAGAAATGACCAGCATGGATTAAGGAGCGACATATGAAAAAATTGATATTAAACGCAACAAACTACGCAACATACGGATACATCATCGCAGCGATCCTGGTATGGCTTGCGGATTATTTCCAGATCGACCTAACCGCATTATTTGAAGCGACAGGACTGCCCGCTGATTTCTTCGGAACAACGGGCCTGGTCGCCCTGGGCGGGAAGACAACATACACGATAGCCAGATATATCCTGACCAAAGTAGAAACCAGAACGTCAGAATTATACCGCCAATTCACAGAAGGCATGGGCATGGTCGGACAACACATCGAACGACTGAACGGCAAAGAACAAGTCAATGGCGATCTGTTGAGATTGGTAGAAACAAGCCTGCTGAAGGTCATGGAATTTGAAAAGATCCTGGCCAATAAAAACCTTCAGAGCGAGATCTTGGATGACGCAACAAAAGACAAACTCCGCACCTGGCTCAACGACATTGAAAGCCTGAAGGCACAGATAAATGAAAATTTATAAATTCATTTCATGGGCCACGCTTTACATAGTCCCCGTTTTGATCGTCTGGTTTTACTTTAAAGAAAGACAACCAGCGAAGGTCACAGTAGGAGTAGGCGGAGTATTCCTGGGTGCGATCCTTCTCATAAAATATTATGGGAAATTCAAAGGATGGGTAGCAAAGAAAGAGATGGCTCATGAAGTCGCCAGAAACCTGGGGCAACAAAGCAGGACGGTAAATTTTCACGTCATAGAAGCCCTGAATTTTATATTCCTGGCGGCACCATTCCTGCTGATTTTAGGAATCATTGAAGTGGCCAAGAATTACAACGGACGCATGGAAATGCCGATCCTTTACATCTTGGCAAGTTTTACAGTAAGCGGATTATTTAAGATCGCATACAGGGCCGCAGAGCAGGCGGAAATTGCAGCCAATAACCTGGCAGCCCTGGACGCACAAAACGAAACCATAGCGGAAAAAATGGCAGCAAAACTCAAGTTATAAAACACAGCCGGCAGCAAGAAGCATAAGCAGCCGGGAAGGAGCAACAAATGAAAAAACAATCACTCGCTGAATTTTTCAAGGAAAACATAGGGTACATTTTCTCTGGGATCGTCGTCCTGGTTTACATTATCACAGCCCTGGTAACCTTGACAAAGACAGGAAAGACAGTAGACCAGATCCTGGTCGACGGGTTCATCATATTAGCCCTGGGCGTCACGCTTTCAAATACCCTGGGACAGCAAGGATTTATAGAAGGCGAGAAACATCCTGACTACAAAGAAGCAAAAAGGATCCACCAGGAAAAAGTGAACGAGAATCAGGAGATCATGCCGGACTCAGACCTGTACTGTGCATTCAAAAACAAACAGGCCCTACGAAGCGAGCGAGAACGACTGCTCAATACAAGCAGCCTGGCATACGCTGATTATTTCACAGAAGAAGGCAAGTTCATAGGGGCCCTAAAAGAAAAGCCCGCAGAAGGGCCAAAAACAACGCTACAATTGATAGAACAACAAAACCATGCTATCATGCGAGCGGTAAACCTTCAGATCACGCAGATCACACCAAGCGACCTGATCACGGAATCAGCAAAAGTCAACGACCCACTCGCCAGGGGACGCAGCAAGAAAGCCTACACGCAATCAATGCTAATCATGGAACTGGTGTGGAAAGTTTCGTCAGCATTACTCGGTGGGCTTTACACAGCCCGGCTGCTTGCGGAAAACAGAGCAGAACTGATATACAGAAGCGTCCTGGCTTTCATTCTTCTGGGATTTGCAATTTTCAAATATTACGCAAACTACAGGTACATCCTGACCGAGAATGTGGAGCGGATCGAAACAAGTACCCAGTGGATCGAAGAATTCAGAACAATGCATAAAAAAGGACTCCTGAAGCGTCCAGATAAACCAAAGCCGGTGCCTGAACCAATAACAGTACCAGAACCAGGGAAGGCTCCAGAACCGATAAAAGCAGCAGATCACACACCTGCAGCAGCGGTAGAAAATAAACCTGAAGGGACACTAACAGCAAGTCCAGGGATCGCCGGTATCATTCCAGGCACAGCAATCATGATCCTACCAAACACCCGTAAGTAAGAAGGCCACCCGGCCTTTTTTTTATCGAAAAAATTATCTCAACAAAATGAAATAAAAGTGTTGACAATGTGCAACCATTCCTTTATACTGATAATGAAAACAGGGAAGGACACCCAACAAACCAGGAAGGAAACAAAACATGGAATACAGATACAGAATCGAGATATACCAAACAGGGGAAATCAGAGAAAGCATAAAGACATTTAAAACAGAAGAAGAAACAGTACAAGCAGCATACGCAAGAATAGCAGAATTGAAAAAAGAAAACCGAGAATTGAAAGACGCAGCAGCAACGATCCAAGTGGTCAGAGTTCCAGGGTTCATCAGAAAAGAAGTAGAAAAATGGTTCCAATTAGACAGCAGCAGAAACAGAGAAGATGAAGTGAAGTACAACATAGCAGTAACGGTAGAAGGATGGCTAAATGGGGCACGTGACGCAGGATACGAACCAATGACCAGAGCAGAGATGGAAGCCTACACATACCAGGTCATGCAAGAATGGTACAACGGAAGGGGATACAGCACCAGCAACAAAGGATCCGTAAACAGCCTACATTTTTATGGGAAGGAAAACACGATCAACCTGATCAAAGAATTCATAAAGAATTACGAAGACTTGCAACCATACCTGAAGGATTAAAAAAACCCCCACAAAGGGTTTTTATTTTCATCAACAAAATGCAACAAAAGTGTTGACAAAGTGCAACCATTCCTTTATAATGGTAGTAGATAGAAAGAAGGAAGGAAGAAAAAAAATGAGAAAAGAAAACACAGTAGCAGCAATCGCCGAAGTACAAGGATGGCTAAAAAGAAACCCAGAATTGACAGTGATCGAAGAAAGATACACCGACGAGTTCACTGAAATATGGATCAAAGAT